CGCGCCATCGATCGCGCCGATAAAACCGCCCGTTGAAGGTGGCCCGGAGTTGAGGTTGACGCCCGTGACGGTGGGGCCGCTGCCTGCCTTGATCGAGTCATTCACAGAGGCGGACCAGCGGGCATATACGCGGGCCAACACCGCCACCGGAATTGGCGTCAGCAAGGTGCCGCCAGCGCCGCTGTAAGTTTGGTAATTGTCGAAAAAGGCTCCAAGCTCCCCGCGTCTACCTGTCGACCCGGCGACGACCGCGAACGTCGTAGGCGTTGTTCGCAGTACCGCGTAGTAATAAAAAGGCGTAACGGCTGGGTCAGGCAATAAGAGGCTATGCCGCAGGACTGTCCCTTGCGCCGCGCTGCCGACGAGGCACGCGCGGCCATTGAATCCGGCCCCGACTTCGAACTGATTGCCTGGCAGGAGCTGCGTCGCGTGCCAACCATTCCCGCTCTGGTCCGCGAGCTGCGAGCAAGTAGCCCGCCATGTGTTGCCCGCGACTTGCGAGCCAACCCCGGGGGTGATTGCCATTCCCAGGGCAGCGCCCGTCAAGATGATCGGGACGCTGTCCGTGATGGTAACCCCGACCATTGCGGGCGTGACGCCGAGGCCATCGTAGTAGACGTTGCCAACACCGGCCCCCGTAACTCGGATCCAGATCGGCACGGGAACGGCAGGCGTTGCGCCCGTGAGCGCGAACGCTACGCCCGACGTGTTGCCCGGGTCGGCGCGCATGACCGCGCCATACTGCAAGCCCTTGTCCGACTGGAGGACTTGAATAGCCCCAGGGAAGACGGTCGCGAAATTGCCATCGAACGGCGGAGGCCCGCCTCCGCCCGGCCAGTTGACGCCTGGTGGCCAGTTCACACCCGTGGGCCAATTGACAGCCGTGGGCCAATTGGTCGCGGTCGGCCAGCTCGTCATCTCAGTTCGACTTTACGCGCTCGCCCGTGAGCACGATGTTGGGCAGCCAAGTTGCTTGCGCCGCCCCACCGTTCACGAACTCGAGCTTCACGTCGTCGTACTCCTCGATGAGCAGGTCGAGGATGTTCGATGTCGTGGTGACGGCCGCTGCGGCGAAGGTGGCGATTTGCACCCACGTGACCTTGGTCGTGTCGCGCGTGACCGCGAGCGCAGGGTTGGTGACGCGCGTCGAGCTCTTGTACAGATTGAAGGTGCCGCCTGCGCTGTTCGACAGGTCTACGACCAAGCGCTTCATTCGGTGCATGCCGACGTAGCGGGCGCCAGGGAACGCGACCACCGTGTCGAAGAACGAGTACACGAGTGCGTCTGCCCCAGGCGTGGCGCCTGTGTAACGGAAGTGCGTGGTCTCTGCGCTCATGGGTTCAATCCTATCATGGCTGATTTAGGTAATACTCAATGATGCGTCGCTGGTCGGGGTCGACGCTGCCCGTGAGTTTGTCGCGGTCAGTCGATACCTGGTCGTAGACCGATCCAGTTTTGAGCCCGAGCGCTCCGCGCCCCGCGTTGAGAAGGCCGGTCGCTGGCAGTAGCGAGCGACCGAGCGGTTGGTCTTTCAGGAACTGCTGCTCTTGGTTGAGGCCATTGATGAACAGCGGCTCACCCTGCGGGCCGCGCGCCATGTCGCGCAGCGCCACGTCAAAGCGCATTTTTGCGCCTGGCAATAGCCCACCCACGCGCAGCATGGCCCTGGTCGGCGCGACCCCGAGCGACGGCTCGGCTTCGCTCTTGAGGGCGGTGTACGCGCGCGTACCGCGAAGAGTCTCGAGGTCGGGACGCACCTTGGCTCGGTCGGCGAGCGCCGCGATGGTTTTGTTCGCCGGCATGTCGCCGATGCCGTAGTTCGTGATGGTGTCTCTCGCCGTCCTTTGCGAGCTGCCGGCCATGTCCTCGTAGCGCTGGTTTTCGGTGATGCCGGCTTGCGCGCCGCGCTGCTCGGATTGCGTGAGGAGGCCATGATGCTTGTCCTTCAAGGCTCCCCATTCGGGGCCAAACTTGTCGCGGTCCTGACGGATTGCCGCCGTCAGCTTGGTCCAAACATCGTCCTTGCTGCCCTGTTTGCTCGCTACGTTGGCCTTGTAGTCGATGGATTTGATCGCGCTCTGCATCGCCTCGGCATCGAGCGGCATGGGTTCGAGCAGCACCACGAAGGCGTCTTCCGGGTAGTGGGGCGGCAGCTTGAGAGGTGGGGTAGGGACGTGCTCCGCGTCTCGGAGCGTGTCTAGCCGCCCGCCGGGCATGAGCTCGCTGTCCTGCACGTCCATCGTTGTCTCAACCGGGGTTGCTCCAGCTGGACCTTCTCCCAATTGAGCGGGCTGCCTGACCTTTGGAGCTTCGATGTCGAAGCCCATGGCTCGCGCCTGCGGGATGCTGATTACGCGCGCGTCCTTGCGCGCGGCGGCGGCCGGAGCATTTATCTTGAGCTCGACGTGCGGCTTGACGGAGTTCTTGAGTACCTCTTTCAGTTCCCGGTTGTTCCACGCGACGAGGTTTTCCGCGTCTCCGGCAAACTCATCCGGCGTTGCCCTCGGGCGGCTGCGCTTGACGATTTCGTTGTACAGGTAGTCGGTCAGGTTCTTGATGCGCTGCGGCTGCTTGAGCTTCGGGTTCGAGCCCAGCATCTGCATCGTCTCGGTGTCGATGAGCTCCCCGAGTGCGCCCCTCTCGGCGTGATGCTGATTGACGACTGGACCGATCACTCGGCTTGCGGCGTACTCGACGGGAACGCCCTGGGGCACTGGTTTGCCGGACCCTGGCACTCCGCCGTGAGCCTCTTTGAGCACGTCCCGAACGTCACTCGACGGCTTGAGTCCCCAAATCGCATCGGTGGCCGTGCCGCCTGCTTCCGCGTTCCTGAGCTCGACACCAAAGCTGCTAGTGGGGTTGCGGTAGTAGCTGCGGAGCGCGTTTGCGCCTTCAGCGAGCGCCTCGCCACCTACCCCAGCTATGCCACCTCCCAATGCGCCACCGAGCAAGCGCTCGCTGAAATTGCTCTTGGCGTCTGGGTTCGGCTTGCGGCCGTGCAAGTAGTCGGAGAGCTGGCCAGCCTTTTCGTGGCCGTACATGTCTGCGGCTGTGCCACCGCTACCGATGGCAGCTGACAGCGCGTAGCGGGCAGCCCTACTGCTGACTGGGCCCGCTACACCAGTTCCGAAGCCGCCGATGTTGGACAGGATGCCCCTGCGGTTCATACCCCCACGAAGCTCGCCGAGCAGGTTCGCCGTCGGGTGGCGTTGCAGCTGCCTGCGGTCGGAGTCCGTCTCGAGTGCGCCAGTGAGCCCGAGCGAGCCACCGCTCGCGTAACCCTTCGCGAACGCGCTGGCAGTGTCGGCCTTGTCGCCGAGGTATGCCTGGAGCTGCGTCCAAGGCGTGTCGTCCTCGTCGATGTAGTCGGCGCGCACGAGCGAACGGTCTTGCGCTTGCGCTTGTTGGTAGGCTTTCTCCCACTGTGCGTCCTGGTACATTTGGTACGACAGGAGCTCGTCGTGAGTGCCGGCGACGATGCCCTTGGCCTTCAGGTACGGAGCCATGTCGACACGAAACTGCTCGATGGTCGGCTCGAAGTACGTGCCCGACGCTGGCCCATCGAGCGGGTCTATCGCCGTGTTCTTGGCGATTTCGGCGAGGTCTGAGCCGTGCTTGGTCTTGTAGCTCGCCGGACTCTTGAACCGCTTCAGCTTCGATGCGTTCGGTAGCGCGTTGTCGATGTTGGCCGGCTGCGCAAAGGCCGGGGGCGTCGTCCAGTTTTCGTTTGCGGCCGTGACTTCTGGCACACGGATGCTCGCGAGCTTCGCTCGTTCGGCGTCTGTTAGAGGCGTCACTGGCGCGGGTGGGCCAATGGGAGCCGGGGCTCGCGGCTCTTCTACTGGTGGCGCCAAATCGGGATGCAACGGCGTAACGGTCGAAGCGGCGGGCGCCGCTGTGTCAGGCGCCTCGACTACCTCTTGGTGCGCCGTTTCGTACTCATCGATATGAGCCTGCCATCGAGCCGCACGTTCGGGCCCAATCTCGGCGACCACTACCGGATCGGCGAGCTTCGCCTTTGCTTCTTCGTACTGCTCTTGGGTGTACATGCGCTAATCCAGGTGGCTGTTCGCGTCTTTGGGCGGCGGTTTCACGGGAGCTGGAGCGGCCTTAGCCGGCGCACCGCCCGGCGGCTTCGTTGCGGCTGGTGGTGAGGGCCGGAACGTCGGGAGCTTTCCTGCCGTCTCCTTTGGCGTAGGTGGCTCGTACTCACCACCGCGACCAACGCCAACGAACGCTCGATACACCTCGTCAGCACCCTCTTGCGCTAGCTGTGGGCCGTAAGGATGTACGGCGATGTTCTTGAACGTCGAAGCGGCCCTTCTTCCGGTCTCCTCCTTGATGCGCGCAATGGTCGCCTTGTCCGTCTTCACCATCTGAGCGAACTGGTTGATGAAGCTCTGGTCCATCTGCGCGCCGTGCGACCCACTACTCAAATAGAGCGACAGGTTGTTCTTGAACTCAGCCCACTTGCCAGCGGCCGCATTCAGCTGCGCGCGCTCCATGTCGGTCGATGCCTTGCCGCTCTTCTCCAGCATGCGGCTCATAACCGCAGAGCGCTGGTCCATGGCGTTCGGCGAGGTGATTCCATCCAGCATCGAGTCCAGCTGGTTCTCGTGGTCTGTCAGCGCCTTGTATCCCTCCATGGTAACCTCCCTGTTGATGGTCTGGTTCACGAGGGCCGCGTAGTCCTTCAGCACCGTGTGACCGAACTGAGTGTTCGCCCTTGGTAGACCATTCTCGTCGTAGTCGATGCCTACGCCGGCAGCCGGACCCCTGCCTCGGTTGGCTTGCGCCGCTACGATGCGATCGTGACCGAGGTCGCGCTTCACCACGTTGCCGACGTTGTGGTCCCAGCGCTCGGCCATGACCTTCTGGATGTCTTCGATCGGTAACTGCCCGACCATCGACTGCCCCCATTCAGTGACGGCATCGGCAATGGCCGCCTCTCGTGGGTTTGCCGCGGTATGGAGCAGCGACTGCCCGAGCTGTTTCACGACTTCGCTGTAGCGGGAGTTGCGTGAGTCGCGTGAAAGCACCGGAATCACGTGGCCGTTCGGCATCACCAGCTCGTAGTCACCAGACGTGTCGAGCTGCGGCGGGGGGTTCGCTAGGTTGCTGATGCCAGGCAGCAAATGGCGCTGACCGCGCCGCATGCCGTAGGGCGCGTCCTTCGGCGGCGGCGCGGCTGGAGCTGGCCCGAGCGGGCCGGTAGCGCGTGGCTTAGGGGCGCCAGGAGGCGCGGGCTCGGCGGGTTGGATCATCGTGGCAAGCTGTTGCTGGGGCGGACGATCGCTTTCCTCTGGCGGCACTTCTGGGAACGCCGCAACGGCGGTGGGCGCCACGGGTCGCCGTAAGCTCGGCGCGAGCGCGCCACCAGGGATGAGCCCTCGGGGTCCTGCGTCAGTCATTGCGCCCTCCGGTTGAGTAGCGGGTCGTCAGGGCTGAGCATCTGGTCCGCCTCCGCCGCGCTTCTCCGTAGGGTCTTTCCCGGAAGGAGCGGCTTTGCGGTGGGGGTCAGGCCGGCGGCTTCTCGAGCCACCACGTCGGCGATGGCTCGGTCCAGGAGTTCCTTTTCGGTCGGCGGGTGCCACTCCATGTCCTTGTAGAACTGCGCATCATCGCTGGCCATAGGACGCGCTGGAGCGGGCGCACGCGGGGCTTTGCCCGGTGGCGGCTTCCACTCCATGTCTCGGTAGAACTGGTCGCTGTCGCTCATCATGGGCCGCCCAGGCGGAGCAGCTGCCGGCGCTGGCGTCGGGGCTGGCGTTGGGGCTGGCCCAGGCGGTGGCGCCGCGCCTGCCCCAACGGGCGGGAAGCTCGCGGTCGAGCGTGGCGCCACTCCGGCTGGCGCGCCCCTCATGGGCGGCGCGGCCTCTGCCTCACCAACGGGCGGGAAGCTTGCTGTAGGGGGCGGCGAGCGCGGCGGCATTGGAGAGCGGTCTATTGGCGGAGCAGCTGGCGGGGGCTCTGCGGGCGGCGGCTCTGCTGGCTGGTCTGCTGGGGCTGGAGCCCTGTTTCGAGTTTGGACGCCTCTCGTCTCGAGCTCAGCGAGGAAGTACTCCTCTGCCACCTTGTCGTGGGTGTACTTGGCCATATTGAGCGCGTCGATGAGATGCTCGGTGTCAACCGACTTGAGCCGACCCTGGGTGAACTCCTGACCGCTCTTCAGGCGCGCTTCGCCGGCTTCGCTCACGGCCGTGTTGCGCTTGCTGATGTCGTTGCTCATGCGGTCACGCCGCGCTTGCTGGTCCAGCGTGCGCGCCTTGAAGGCGTTCTCTTCGTCCGACTCGCGCCGTCTGTCCGTTGCCTGCGCGCGATGCTGCATCGCCTGGCTGAGCATCTGCGCGTACTGCGGGTTCTCCTTGCCCGCGTTCGGGTCGAGCGCGACCGTGGGCATGCCGGCGAAGTAGCTTGGGTTGACTCCTTTGATGGCCATCAGTTCGCCTTTGGCTTGTTTGCGGCTTCTTTGGCGTCTTCGCCAGCTTGGTAGTTGAAGTAGTTGGTGCCGAGCTTGTTAGCGGAGTCCATGACCGATGCAGTGTGCGACGCCGCCGCGTTGGCGTCAGCGTTGGCGCCGCTCACTTGGTCGGCCGCGTTGCCCATCGCCACGTTGTTGGCCGCGTCGGTCGCTTCGCCCACGCCCGTGATGGCCTTGTCGGTGCTGGCGGTGTAGTTGCCAGCCTTGGCGTTCGCGAGCGCGAGGTTGTGTTCGAACAGTTGGCTGCCGCGAGATTCGCCTGCGTCCTGCGACTTGAAGGCCATGTCGGACAGGCCCTTCGTCCACTCGTACTTGAGCGCATTCGCCCGCGCGTCGCTGGCGTCAGCGCTGCCAGCCAGGTTGCCTTCGGAGGCGTAACGGTCGAGCCCATACTGCGCGTTCGCCTTGGCCTCGTCAGCGCGAAGCGCCATCTCGGCCGCGCCGATTTGCCCGGTCGCGTTGCTTGAACCGTACGAGCCCCGCGCCGACATGGCGTTGTCGATTTTGGCCGACGTGAGCTTGCTCGCGTAGTCGTAGTACGGCGACATGTCCTGCGGTTGCGACGCGCGGAAACTGTCGAGCGTGGTCTTCGCTTCGTTGCTGGCTTCGGGGATGCCCTGCTCCGAGAAGTGCTTGATGATGGAGTCGGTGAAGCTCTCGCCTTTGCCATCTTTGGTCAGGTCGATGCCGGATGATGCGAAAGGCTGAGCTGGCGCCGCCTGCGCGGGAGCCGCTGCGGCGACCGGTTGCGCCCGCACGCTTTCGTGCTGCTGCTGCCAGGCTTTCTTGTTCGCCTCGTTCTGCGCGAGCTTCGTATTGTGCGAACGCCAGGCGTTCCAATTGGCCGAGCCCGGCTGAAAGGGGTTGTCGCTCTCCGGCTGCGGAGGCTGCATCGCCGGGTCGTAGGCAACCTGCCCAGCCTTCGCTCCGGTGCCAAAGGTGAGGCTGTACGACGCGCCTTTGATTTGGTCGGCGGTCGGGATCGGATAGCCCTGTGCGTCGTATTGCACAGCGGGCCCGGTGGGCGCGTTGAAGTCCAGGAGCTGCGTGTTGGGAGCGCCGCCGGTCGGCGCGCCCCTCGTGTCGTCGGTGGGCATTAGCCTTTCCTCGGAACGTAGCTCAGCGTCTGCGGCGCGTTCTGGGTCGGCATTGGCGTGCCGGGTGCGAAGGTCGGGCTCGTGCTCGGGATGTCCACGCCCTTCATTCCCTCAGCCTTGATCGGAGACGTGTACACGCCGCCTGCGATGTCGGGCGCTCCCTGCCCACCGTTCATCGAGTTGAGGATGTTGCTGTTCACGTCATAGAAGCTGTTGGCCCCAGCGGCCTGCTTCATGTACGCCTCGTTCACCGTGTCCCGGTAGCTCATGTACTGGTCGGCGATTTTCTTCGCGAGCTCCTCCTTCTTTCGGCGAGCCTCGTCCACCTCCTCGCCGTTGTCGCTGCCGAAGAAGCCAACGAGCCCGCCGAGGGCGCCGCCGATGGCGGTACCCCAGCCGGGCATGATGGCGGTCCCAGCAGCTGCTCCTGATGCCGCGCCAGATAGTGTGCTGCTAGCCCTTTTGTCCATTTGCTTCCTCAGCTGCTCAGAACTTCAAACTCTTCGGTCACCTTCACGAGCTCCAGCGGCTCGGTGCCTGAAAACTCGAAGCGCCACTGCCGGCGCCGGTACGCGCCCAATGAGCGCAATTCTACCACGGGGTGCGTGTCGCCCTGTGCGCCCAGATTGATCGCCAGCGGGGGCCCGTAGGGGCCTGGCTGGTCACGCCAGCTGATGTAGGCGACGGGGCCAACGGAGCTCGTGGTTTGGCCGCGTCGCATCGTCACTCGCACGCAACGGCAGTGCTTCTTTTCGTCCGTTCCCCGGTCGATGTAGCCCGTTTCCACGCGCGCATTGATGGGTTCGCCGTAGTCGGTGTGGGCGTCGAGTGACAGGCGCCCCACGCGGCCGAAGCTGTCGCCGACGAGGTTGTCGCTAGTGGTTGGCGAAATCACCTCGCATGTGACCGGGAACGGCGCCCAGTTGCCGTTCTTCCAGCTGAGCCATTCCGACCAGCCGCTGCCCTTCTGGAACGAGAAACAGCGTCCGTCCTGCTCGAACTTGTACACCAGGCAATCGAGGGGTCCGGCGCTCACCCGGAAGCCGTAGCAGTCCGACACCACCGCAATGTCGTCAATGGTCTTCTGGATGGGGTCGCCGATGACCTGCTCGGAGCGGGCATCCGACACCACGAAGCGTCGTAGCTCATCGAGCCAAAAGAACTGCTGGTTCACCTTCACGACGCTGTACGGCGCCGCGCAGCCGAGCTCTTTGGTAACGGTCGGCGACCAGCCGGCGGGGATGCCGGTATTGCTCACGAAGGGGTCGGGGACGAACACCTGCACCGATTTGGTGCCGAAGCAGAATACCTCGTTCGTGTTCTCGTAGACCGCCAGCACGGGGTCGGGGTTTGCCTCCGCGCTGAAGTGCCCGGCTCCGCCGATGACGACGCCTTCAGTCCACACCTCCATGCCGGCGAAGCTCGAGTTGCCGTTCGCGATACCGCTGAAGCGCACCACGCTTTTGTCGAACGTGTTGTTGTAGTTGACGTTCGCGATGTTGCCGAGCAAGCGCGAGCTATTGGCAGCCACGTGTGAGGCGTATGGCGGCTCGTCGAGCACCCGAGAAGAAGCGTCGGCTGAGAGCACCACCTTTTGCAGCTTGTCCCCGCCTGCAATCGCGAGCAGCAGCTGCGTTTCGGCGAAGACGGGACGAAGCGTACCCGAGAGCGTCGCGTCGCTGAGCGGCACACCGAGCTGCGTCGCGATGCCCGTCACGCGGTAGATGTTGCGATAGCCCGGCGTGTTGCCGATGGCGTACACCTTACCATCGACGGTTTGGTAGATACCGCTCAGGCCCGTGGGGTCGATGATGCCGTTGAAGATGCCAGGGGCCGCCTGGAGCCCCGGGCGCCGCCGAATTGCGCCCGTGTCGTCCACGATGATGTTCACTGCAACGGCTGGCGCACCTGCCAGCTCTTGCTGGCCGGTCGCTTGGCGATTGGAGAAATTGATCTCCGCTTGGGCCATTTACAACGACACCGCCTGCCCCGTCAGTTGGAACGCGCCGGTCGTACCAGTGGTCGACGGAAGGTACATGAACTGGTACTGGCCTTTGCCGCCGATCGGGATGAGCAAAATGCCTCCCGATGTAACCGAAAATCCGGAGCCAAAACTGGGAGTCAGGGGGCTGCCCGTATTGTTGATGACTTGCACCAAGAACGGGTCGCCGAGGCTACCCAGGTTCGTCGTGATCGTCTGCGCTCCGAGCACGTTCCGCCTGATGATGCCGATGCCGTAGTTCTTCCCGTCTAGGCTCTGCGTCGGAGTATCGCTGTTCATGCCGACCACGCGGTTCGCCCGCGAGCCGTGCGTGCGCAAACCGACGCTATCTTGGATGACGGCGGCGTACCCATCGGCCGTATCGGCATACATCGGCAAGTACCCGGTCGTAGCGTCTCCGAAAGAATTACCCGACTCCCAGATGCCGAAGGTTGGTGTTGGCGTCGTCGTGCGAAATGCGGATATCGTGGCGGGCCCCACCGTGAACCGATTATTGATGAACTTGTTGCCGCCGAACTGACCGAGCGGCAGCATGAGAATGTATGAAAAACCGGGGCCAGTCACAGCAGACGCATCGAACCGGCATCCGTCCACCAACATGCCGTCGATCGCTACGATGTGCGGGTTTGACACGGCGAGAGCGGTGTACAGGCTCTTGAATTCGCAATCGCGAAAGATGCTGCGCCCGACGCCGCTCGACCCCGTGATAATGATCGAGGAGTTGTTCATCTCGTAGAACGCGCAACGATTGAACTGTACGAGCGAATTCAGATCCGAGGTTTGAAGGGTCACATGCACACCCTTCGTGGTCGTGTCGTTGCCGAACACGCAATCCTCGAAGAGCGCGCGAAGGGTGGGGTTACTTGTCCCCACGAGCGACTGCGTGTTGACCGTGTTGATGCTTCCGATCCACAGGTCGCGGACAGTGCGAGCTCCGCTATCTGCTGGCCCCAGCCCGAACACGATGCAAGACGAAGCGGCGTTGTCGATAGCGAGCTTGGTTGCTGCTGCGCCGCTGCCCAGGAGGCTGACTTTGGGCGGGATAGAAATCACGGTCGTCGTGCGGAACGTGCCGGGCGGGAAGAACACCGTGCCGCCACTCACGGCTGCCGCAGCCATCGCCGCGGTGATAGCCGCGCCGTCGTCGGCGACGCCGTTGCCGAGCGCGCCGTAGCTCTTCACGTTGAAGTAGAGCCCGGAGAAGGTGGCGAGCGCGTCACCGATGGTGAGGACGTTGCCCCCGACGAGCACCTTCCAATCGATGGCGCCTGAGTTGGTCTTCCACAGGTCGAGCACGCTCGCGAGGTTCGTGGGCTTATGCGCGCCCCTGCTGCCGTCGCGGTAGTCGACGCCCGTGAAGGATTGGCTGATAACCTCGACGGCTGCCGCGTAGTCGCCGGCCACGAACTGCCGCACGAGTACGCCATTGGAGTCATGCACGAGCACATCGACCAGCTCGTCCACGTAGAGCGTGGCGCTACCGAACGAGTCGAGCGGGATGGGCTGAGCGCTGTATTGTTGCGTGGCTGGGAAGTCTCGGTAGTACGCGGCGTGCGTGGATGTGCCGCGCTCGAGGAGCTCCACCGAACCGATCTCTGCGCCGCGAATACCGGCCACCAACGGATTGATTAGGTGCATATCAAGCCCAGCTCACTCGGCTTCCGCCGGTTGCGAGTTGCACGTTCACGCGGCCCGTGGCGAACGGGTGAATGGCCATATCGGCGCCGAGTAAGAGGCTCATGCCTTCGACCTGCAATCGGGTGAGGACGCCTGCCTTCGTCAGGTCGACGGCTGCGTAGTTGGAGAAGCCCACCGTGCCAGCCGACACCTCCACGTCAGTCATCAACACGCCTTCGATGACTGCGCCGGTACCGGCCTCGATGGCTAGCTTCGGCTGTGCGCTCGTGAGCGTGGCCGTCGAGATGAACGTGGACTTGTCGAGCGTGAACCTATTTCCGCTGAAGCGCACGGCGGCTGCCTGATCGGTTGCTCCGCAGTCCACGTAGCAACCGCGCATCACGAAATCGTCTGCTCCCGCTAGGATTCTAGGCGCGGTGTTGTTCACCAAGTTGGGCGGGAAGTAGAGATTGCGAAACTCGATGCCTGTAGAAATGGCCGAAATCAGGGTCGCGGCAGCAGAGTTACCCTTGAACGAGACCGCCGGCTTGCCATCGATGACGCCTTCGCCGATGAGCGTGAGACTCCTTCCGATGGTCTGCGCGAGGGTCAGCGTTTCGGTGTGACCGGGAAGGAAGACGATGATGTCGCCTTCCGCTGCGGAGGCGACGGCATTGGCCAGCGTCTTCAGCGGTTTCTCGCGGTTCTGGCCGGCTGGGCTCACGGCGTCGGTGCCGATGAGCGAGCTCACGTACCAGACGTTGCCGCTCGTGAGCAGGGGCTTACAGGTGTCGAGGAAGTCCCCAGGCGGGTAGCCTCCGATGCCGTTGGGGTAATATTGGATGCTCATCGGTAATGCTTTCGCCAGCCAGTGCGGTGACTGATGGAGGCCTGCACGTTCACGCTCGGCTTGGAGTAGCCCTTGCAGATGTCCTTCTTCGCGCCTGCCATGCCGTCGAGGTAGTTCACGCGGTCGAGCGCCATGGAGTTGTCGAGGGCGAGGCGACCGGCGAGCGCGTACACGAAGTACTCGTCCCAGTAGCGTTCGAAGGGCAGCGTCATGCCGCCGTTCACCACGTCGGGGCGGAGGTTGTGGAAGTTGAAGCGGATGCGTCCACCGGCCTCCGTTTGCGAAGGCGTCGGCCACAAGTAGAGGGTGCCGAGCGGCGCCTCGCGCGCGAAGTAGTAGATGGTCGGGCGCGACGCCGAGCTCTTGCTGCTGAGGTTCTGGAAGGTGTCGCGGTCCTTCTTGATGACGGGCGTTTCGCTCGAGGCTTGGAACGGAACCTGGCTGTCAGTGGGGGCGATGTAGGCGCCGTTGCCCACGCAGTCGATGACGGTTTCGGGCAGCGTGTAGAGGTTCTGGCCAGCGACGAGCAGCACGTACCCCGGCTGCACCGCGCGCATGGCGATTCCTTCAGCCTGGAGGCCCGTGACGATGGTGCTGAGGATTTGGCGAGCCACGCCACCCATCACGATGTCGGGCGACTGTTGGCCGTTCAGGAGCCCAGCGCGGCGGTACGCCATGGCCACCACGTCGTCGATGGACGGCACGTAGAGGCTCGTCGGCGCTTCTGTTTGTGCGTTAGGCAAAGAGAGTCCCTCCGTAGCGATCGATGCCGTACGCATCGATGTCTGCGATTTCGGCAGGCGTAGGTGAGCCATTCGCGATGAGCAGCTCAGCCATGGTCGCGTTGATGGGGAACGAGCCGTTGTTGAGGGAAAAGAGGTGAGGGGTGCCTAACCTTTGCCCAGCGCTTGGCATGCTCACGAGGGTCGACTTGACCAGGAGAGAGTCGGTTCCGGAGATGTTGAACGTGAGTATCGCTCGCGCCCACGCTCCGGCGGCCGTCCCATCGTTCGGATCGCTGTTCCCCGCGTTCGTCGAGAAGCGCATGCTCCCGCCGCTCGTGATTTGCATCAGGTCGACGCCAGCTGACAGTAAGGCGCCGAAAGCGCCGTTCAGCCTGAAAATGAACCAGGCCCACATCGGCGCCCCACCGAGAGATGCCTCGCATCTCATGAATTGCGTGGCCCCGTCACCGGACACCGTGGGCAAACCGCGAAGCGTGTCGTCGCTGGCCGTCCACGACGGCTGGACGCTGGCGTTGCGCGCGATCATTGGCTGGTTGGACCCGCTGTTGTCGGTCCAAATCGCGACGCGCCCAGGCGTGTCTTGGTAGACCGAATCGCCACGCAGCCACATGTTGATAGGCACGCTCAGCCGCCCGGTTGGCCCATTCGTCCGCACCGAAACGTTGCCAATTGGGCTCACGAAGCCTGGGAACGGGGGGCTGATGAAGGAGTCGAAGCCGCCGTCGACCGGGCCAATCTCCTTCGGCTGCTGGCTGCGCATGAGCTCCGCGTTGCCTTCGGAAAGCGACACCACGTCGAGCCCGGGGCTACAGTCGGGGCAGGCGAGGTTTTCGGAGCGGTCGCGATGTAGCTGTGAGCGGCGCCATTGGACGCCGCAGTAGCTGCACATCGCCTGGCGATCAGGCCCGATGCCTACCGGCCAGCGCTTACCAATGGTTCTCATACGGGGCTCCTTCCGGGCACCAGCTCCAGCCGGAGCCCCGTCAGCGGTTCAGGTGTCGGCGGCCGGCACCAAGAAGCCGCTCTTGTTCGGGTCGTTGACGGCGTAGTTGTTGAAGAACGCCGTCAGGTTCGAGAGCCCACCGACCGTGATACCGGTGACCCCCGGAACCACAGCGCCGGGGGCGGCGACTGCGATCCGGTTGTCCGAACAGATGCCGTTGATGGCGAGGTTCGCGTAGCTGATGCCGGCGACGCTTGCGGGCGTGATGTTCAGGATTTGGTTACTGTCGACGAGCAGGCGCTGCGCTGCGGCCAGGACGGCGATGTTGCCCGTTGCGGCGGCCGCACCCGCAATGATGGTGTTCTTGGCGATGATGCCGTCAGCACCCGTCGAATTGACCACGATTGAGCCCGACGCGGGCGCTGCAATCTGACCGCGAAAGATGTTGCCGCTCACCTCGTAGCGAGCCGCCGTACCGGTGATGCCGATACCGATGGTGGCGTTTGCGCCCGCGTTGCCGAGCTCCACCTCGTTGCTGGTGAAGCCCACGTCGTCGGCCGAGATGTTGACCGCCTGCGCGACGGTCACGGGCGCCAAAGACGAGCCGGCGAACTTGAGCCGGAAGCCGGTGAGCAGCACATCGTTCTGCGAGAGGTTCAGCTGGGCACCGGGCGTGGTCCAGGTGAGCGTCGGCATGTTCGAGCCGCGACCGACGCCCAGAATCTTCACGCCGGGCGGAAGCGCCTGCGAGAAGGTCGTGGCGTCGGTCACGTCTTCCTTGTGACCTGGGAGGCAAATCACGAAGTCGCCGAACCCCGGGCGCACGCGCGCGAGACCCGCTGCGAGCGTTTGCACGAGGTTGGTGGCCAGGAAGGAGTCGTCGCCCGTTTGGACGCCCGTGGAGCGCACGTACGCGGCGACCCGGGAACCCGCCGGCAGAATGACCCCGTACTGCGTACGGAGCCCGTTGTTGGTGAAGATTTGTTGCGCGTCGAGCAGGGAGATTCCGGGCATGGGCTACTCCTTCACGCAGCGACGAACAGGATGCAGCGCGGGTCGGACCACCCACGCGACCAGCGCGCGTAGATGCCGTACTTGAGCAAGAGCTGGTCGTTATCGACCCAGCTGCGCGTGTTCGGCTTCTTGCGCCACTTCCACTTGAAGCCGTTGTCCGCGTCGGACAGCAGGGCCCAATTGGTCGTGGTGTTCGTCCAGTACTTGATGGGCACCGTCTTCAGGCCCAAGTTCTTGACGACGTTGATTTCGTTGAAGGCGCCCGCCGTGGGGTCCTTCTCCGACATGTTGAGGCCGTCCCAGATGTACCACTGCTCTTCCGGGCAGAGATTGGCGACCGGCTCGACACCTTCGATGGTGCTGTCGTGGCCAGGAAACTTCCGCATTTGCGTGGTCGCCGTCGCGACCGCGATGCGTGAGGGGCTCGCTGGTACGGTCATGGTGTTGGAGAACACACCGCCGCTCGGCAAGGGATGCGCCGCGCTCGCGAGCGACACGCCGTCGCCGCCCGTGTAGAGAGGGTTCTGCGCGCGCTGCAAGACGTTCGTGGCGTCGATGTCGACGGTCTTGTACATCGCACGTGGGAGGCGAGCGCCGGCTTGGATGATGGCCGGGTACTTGGAGTCTTCGGCCGCTTCCTCGGTGACGATCAGCTTGAGAGCGAACGTGCGCGAGATGTAGCGCGTGAGGGCACCTTCCTGGATGCCGCCCGCCTGCATTTCGGCGCCTTCGCTCTTCTCTGCGGCGAGCCCGGGGCCGGCCATTTCCAGGTCGTCCTCGTAGTTGTCCTCCATGCTCGACTGCTTCATCCACTTGGGCATGATGAGCTTGGATTTGTAGGTGGTGAGATTGTCGTCGACGACCTCATCCAAGGTCAGCTTGAGGCCGTCCGAGATGGTGCTGGTAAAGACAGGAATGCCTGCGGGCATGGCTCAAATCTCCGGTAGCGCTGCTTCGCGCCGAGGGCGGTGGACGTATGTGTCTACCGGCGCGGCGCCTTCGCGCGGGTCCGGCGTCTCCTCGACGGCCCATTGGGTGACGTCGGGTGTAATCACTGACTCAGCGTCCAGGTCGTAGACCTTGGGCGGCTCGTGAGCCTTGGTCTTGCGGTCCCAGCCCATCACGTACCTACGTTCGTGTAGAACGCCTCAGCGCCCTTGTTCACGGTGACGAGCATCTTCACCCACTGACCGGCGAAGTCTTGGTTCTCGCCCGTCTGCGAAACGCCGAAGATGCGCATGGACAGCGTCGCAGTTGCCGGGTTGTGCGTCGAGATGTCGAGCACCGGGTTGGCGCTAAAGGGCGGGGCTCCCGCGACGGCAGCCGCCAGCTGGTGGTCGCAGTTCTCGCCGACCAGGGCTTGGTAGGTGAGCAGCGTGGTAGCAGTCAGGATGTCGTCGCAGTCGATCTCCCAGATGCCTTCGGAGAACGGCGTAACGAGCACGCGAGACTGCCGGTCGATGCTCGTGCCGTACGACACGCCCGACGGCAGCACGGTCGAGCGCACCATGCGCGCGCCGTTGAAGTAGGGACCGAAGCCCATCACGACGCCCCAAGGCGCTTGCGACGTGGCCGCGTTTTCGTCGCCACCCGCGAGCACCACGCCGCCGCTGGCGTCGAGGCGCACCGGGTCGCCGACGTTCAGGTTGAGGTTCGTGCCGAAGCCCGACACCGTGAAGTTCGTGCCCGACGTGACGGGGAGTTCGAACACATCCGGGTGCGAGTTGCGGTTGTAGCCACGAGCCCAGCGAAACCCGTATCGTTTTACGTTGTCCATGTTTCCTCAGCCGAGCGAAATGGTGTTGTCGGAGGTCTCGTTTACGAGCGAGATGGCGGCGCCATTGTTGCGACTGCGCGTGCCTTGAATGCCGCGCAGGCCATCGACGACGCTGCTCGGAGAAAGGATGCGGCGCTCCATCGCATCGACATCGAGCTGGGCAAGCGCCTCTTGCTCGGCGAGCACCGTCTTGTCGATCGACATGAGCAAGTTGTCTTGCCACTCGATGGGCGAACCATCGCCAAAGCTCTTGCGCAGCGAGGTGCAGTACGGCCCACCCGGGCGCTTCACCTCGATGTCGTATCCGAGGTTCTCGTAGTAGCCGACTCCGCCGAGCCCTACCTTGTAGGCCCAGACGTAGTGCTTGTTCGGATCACCGCCCCGGATTTGTCCCTGCTGAAGGCTGCGGTCTACCTCGCGCGGTGGCGGGTCCTTGCGAGCCGGAGCAGCGGGAGTCCTGCTTTTGATGACGTGATTTGACGACACGAATCTCCAGGTTCTCCACCTTGCCGACTGGTGGGGTCTCCCTGGAGTTCAGACAACAGCGACGGGAATCGCTGGAGCCGTCAAAGCGTCCGCTGGCTAAGCGTGGCGCCGATGGGTCAAGTATGCAGGGCGCCACGCTCCGGTCAACGGGAGCCTTACTGCTGTTTTGCGAGCAGCTTTTTCCCCACAGTTTGCGCCCACTTCTGGCACGCCGCGCCCGCGTCCATGTCCGGGTACATCGCGATCGCCATCTTGTAGTAGTGGCTGCCACGAGGCATGGCGACGGTGCGACTCGGGGTGGTCGATGCCACGCGGGGGCCCGCGCTGAGGCCCGTTGCGCGCTGGCGGTCGATGGCCCCGGGCTTGGGTTTCTTGCCCAAAATACGCTGCCGCGTTTCCTCCATCACCTCGTCGTGAAGCTCTTTCGAGTCCTTCCGACCTTCAGCGATGAGCTGATTCACACGGCCCGCGGCGAATTGGAGCGCGCGCGGGTCGCCGTACACGTCGGCATTTTCGCGTTCCAGCTGGCGCGTGAGCTCGTCTTGCCGACGGCGAGGGGCCGTCAGGATTTCCCGACGTTCAGCGGCGAGCGTTGCCTTCTGGATGTCGAGCTCGATGGCGCGCTCGCGCATCTCGGCCTCCTTCTCGGCCGTGAGCGTGCGGCTCTGCTGGGCGCGGGCGTAGTCGTCCTCGAGCCGCTGGAGCTCGGCGTAGGTCGAACGAATGCGGCGGTCCACCTCCGCCGTGTTGGCGACGGGAGAGGGCATGTTGCCGGGCACCGGGCGGTTGCGTTCGGCGAGCTGCTCTCGGAGCACCTTAGCCTCGGCCTCGGCGGCGGCGGCTCGCTCGCGCGAGCTCATGCGGTTAGCGCGTCGTTCGCGACGGTTGGGCGCGGCTTCGCTTTCGTCTTCGTCGTCCGCTTCGTCGGGCTCGGGCACCTCGACGGACACCTCATCGGTGTCGATGTCCTTGGCGGCTGCCATGCGTTCACGCATGCCGCTCAGGTGTTTACCTACAGCCGCCTGCTCTTGCTCGGTATCGTCTGATCCAGCCATCACTCATGCTCCGCGCGCCAGGCGTCAGCCGGCAGCCATGCATCGCCACGTTCATCGATGAACACGTGCTCGACGCTGTTGTTCTCCGCGTTCCTCCGCGGCAAGCAGCGGACCTCGCGATTTCTCAGGTTCGTCGCGAGGTCTTCGCTGCCGATGATGTCGCCCGCGAGCACGATGATGAGGTGCTGCTCCAAGCCGAGCACCGAGTCGTACCGAATGTGATACGGGGCGGCATGGCAGAAGAGGATTTTGTGCCCGAGGTCCACGCCGTGCGAGCGCAGCTGATCGAGCGCGCGGAGGCCAGCGCTGACGATGATACCTTGTGGCGCGCGTGACTTTTCGCGCTGCTGCACCGATTCGGGCATGTGAATCAGCGAGTCCGACTCGAACTTGTCCCCCTTCTGCATCGGTATCTGCCAGAGGTACACGCGGTCAAACACGGCTTGCCGACTGAATGCCCCGTCTGTGATGCCGTACTCCAAGCGGCGTTCGTCGAGCAGCTTCGGTAGGCCGAGTGCGCCTGGTGGCGACATACGCTTGCGCATCACGGCCGAGCGCCGTTCAGCTTGCTCGCGCTCGCGCGCATCCAAAATGCTGCTGTCTACTTTTGGCAGCGCGACGCCGTTCGTATCGGTGAGCTCATTCATTCACTCGGTCCTTGTGAGCGTTCCGAAAGAACGCGGCCAATGTTGCTAGTTCGTTCCACAACGTCGCAGCGGCCGTGACCTTGGGGTCCGTCGACTTGCTGCACGTCGCGAGTAGGTTTTCGTGCGCGGCCTCGAGCCGCTCCTCGACTTGCTTGAGGAAGTACTGACCTGGCACCGCTCGAACCCAATCGATGATGTCGTTCGATTTGCGGAAGGTTGAGTAGTTGGTCATCAGTGGGGGTTACCGGGTTGAGGTGGCGGCGGTCGCGGCGGCATACCCGGCGGCGGCCCTTTCATCGGGCCCCCAGGCGGCACCATGCCGGGGGGTGGCGGGCCATTGCCGGGGCCTCCAGGCGGCGGGCCTCCAGCGCCGGGCGGGCCCGGCGGTCCCATGGGCGGCATGGGGATACCGAGCGGGGTCGTGGGCGGCGGCGGCGGCGGACCGAGCAGCGGCACGAGGTTTCGCAAGCCGCGCGCCTCGAGGCACTGCTTCACGATGGAGTGAATCATCGCGATGTTGTTTTGGAGCTGCGGCACTTCCTTGAACAGCTTGAGGGCTTCGTCCGCCTCGCCCACGCGCTGCGCTTGGGTCGCGAAGCGCATGTCCGCCTTGATTTCGATTTGGTAGTTCCGCTCGTACATCTCGCGGCCAATTTTGAAAGGCGGCTCCATGCCGAGCGGGATGAGGTTCGCTTCCATTTGGAAGAGCTGCTCTTCGGGCAGAAAGCGGCTGTTGAGGTAGGCGTTGTTCTTCAGCACCTGCGTCAGCACTTGGCGGGCGTAGCTGCCGGTCGTCACGCTGAGCTGCTTGGTCGCCTGCTCGATGCGGGCCGCGATGCCGCGGGCCGTCTCACCCGATTTGCCGGATTCGCCAGAGAGCACGGCGGGGCCTTGGATGGAGCTCTCTGCTGATTTCTGCATCAGCTCGACGACGGTCATGAGAGCGGGGTTCGGGTCGCCGAATCCGAACGGGATGAGTCCTTCTTTGAGCTCAGCCGGCGAAAGCCCGGTCGCGTTGTTGATTGAGCCGGGCGCAATGATGAACTTCCCGTCGCTGTTCCATGTGACGCCGCCCGCTGTGAGTAGCCCTTTGCAATTGGCGAGCGTTGCTGAGTCGATGAACTGCGAAAGCGTCGTGTTCGCCGCGCGCTGGAAGTCGGCCTGCATGCAGCCGTAGCCGAGGCCGAGGTTGCCGTGCGCGGGCTCGATGCACACGCCGTGAACGAACAGATGGATCGGGGCCTTGTCGGGCTGCTTCGGGGTCTCGTTGGGGTCGTCCGGGTTTTGCATCCACTCGGGCGGCATGGGCGGCTGGGGCTTTTGCGCCTCGAGCTCTTGGAGCGCCCCGAGCGCTTGCTCGGGTCCGGCCGTGCCTTGCGCCGTTGCCTCGCCAATTTGCGAGATGGTGTACTGGTGTTCCTCGAGCGCGGCCCGGTGCGCCTCCTGCTCGGCGCGGAACTTCGCCAGCTCGTCGAGCTGGCGCTTGTACGCGGCCTTGTCCTGCCAGGGCGCTTCTTCGTGGATGGTCAGGCGGAAGACGTGGCGCGTCTCGTAGTCGACAATGGCCTGCACGAAGCGCTGGCGCTCTTGGTTCGGCAGATCGACCCAGCCCTCGTACCAGAGGATTTTGCGCGGGGCGCCGTCGTCGGGGATGTCCTGCCCCATGGTCTCGGCGACGGAGCTTGCGATGAGCTGCTCGGGGTCGCTGTCGAACGCATTGACGGGGCGGTTCTCGGGGTCGTCGCCGAGCACCTTGTCGATGTCGACCCAGGCCTCGCGCATCGCTTCGATCTCGTGCGGGTACTTCATGTACACGCGCGTGTAGTGCGGCACATCCGAGTAGTTCGGCATGGTCGAGTTGAACGTGAACGGCGTCACGAACTCGTCAGGCGTCAGGCACTCGTGGCGGTTCTGTTTGAGCCGCTCGTCGTAGTACGAGTGAATGGTGCAATCGCCGACCGTGAAGTAGTTCATCAGCCCGCGTGACTGCTGGCGGTAGAAGTCGGGGATTTCGTTTCGGAGCTGCCAGTTGCCGTGAAGGCTCAGGAGGGCTGCTTGGTCCTGGTCCTTTTGCCCGAGCGAGCTGACGCCGAACACGTTGCTCATGTCGGCGAATAGCTCGCCGTACGCGCGGAACACGACGCGGGTGAGGTTCTCCATCATGATGGGAACGTTGGCGTTGGCGGCATTGGCGAACGGCCACTCCTTCGGCGGCAGGTCGCCCGCGAACAGCTTCCAGTCGGCCGCGATGCGCTTTCGGCGCGGCTCGCTCCCTTCGAAGTCGTCGTCGAACTCGTCGACGATTTTGTTCCCGAGCTTCGTGAGAGCCTTTTCGCCGTCCGGGTGCTTGGCGAAATCGACGGCTAGGTTCGTCGAGTCTTCGTCGTACACGAGCACGTCAGGCTTCGCCTCTTCGCCCAAGTCATCGACCGAATAGTCGTCGCTCGGCAGCGAGCCCAAGTCAGCCATCGGCTGAACGTCGTCGCTCACCACTTCGTCTTCGAGTGCCATCAGCTTCTCTCCCGCGCCTGGCTGAGCCAGGCATCCCTCAGCGGCAGCAAACAGTTGCCGCACACAATGCGTGTCCCTTCATCGATGAAGCCCCCCGACACGCCAACCGGGCGCGTGAGCCGCACCATGCGCCACTCGCTCCGCTCACTAAACGGTGAGTCTTTAGCGCAGGCGCTGCATGCCAATCGCTTTGCCATCAGCAAAGCTCCTGGCCGTAGCCGAGTTGCCCTGCTCGCTTCTGAACCGTCTCTGCTTCCTCATCGTCCCACTCGGATTTCAGCGGGCGCATGGGAGGAATGGCGGCCTTTCCCTTGGAGGCGTACGCGCAGCCGTAGACGCATGAGTCGTAGGGGTGGTCGTCGCCACCATCCATCGGCTCTTCGCTGTTGTTCTTCGAGGTCTGAATCGACGGCAGGACCTGGATGATCCATTTGCACGAATTGAAGAAGACGATGCCCGGCGTCTTCGTTTCCTCTTCGTGGTCTGTCAGGCGCTTGATGAGGTGCTGTGCGTTGGTTTGGCGCGAGCGTTTGTCGGCCGGTGTCCAGTTCACGCCTTTGGCTGAAAACGAGTCAGCCATGCATTTGCCGCCCTGGCCGCGCTGCTCCCAAATCTGCGTGTCGGCGGGCCCCGTGATGCGGGAGCGCTTGGCGCGTTCGTCCCAGAACCCGAGCAGTTCTTCGGTGGCCTGCACCATGGCGGCCACCTCGTCGACAATCTTGCCCTGGAAGCGGAGCTCGTAGATCACATAGAGCGTGCCCTCGTCATCGAGCGCGAACCAATGGATGCAGCCGGGCGCCTTGTAGCCCCAGTCCATGGAGCGGAAGATGCGCCACTCGGGCGACACGCGGAACGGTCGCACGACGTGCAAGCGCTCCTTCCAGTACTCGGCGAAGAACGAGCCTGCGGTGACGTACCAATTGCCATCGAGCAGGGCTGCGCGAATGTGCGCCTTCTGCTTGAGCAGCTGGAGCTCGTACTGCGCGACGAACGCCTTGTTCGGGTTGTCCTGAAGACGCGCTGGCATGTACACCCATTTGGTGTAGGCGTGGGTTCCGTCCGAGCGCGTGAGCTTGCGCTTGAAGACGACGTTGCCGTCCTTGTGCGGGTCGACGAAGCGCTTTCGAACCCAGTGCTGGTCCTTGACCGTGAAGCTCTCGTCTTCGTTGCGCATGAGCGGGTTGCTCATCGAACGGATGCGCAGCATCTTGCAGAGCACGGGGTCGTCGGAGCGCAAGCGCGTCGTGATTTGGTCGTACTGCTCTTCGTCGAAGCCGGTGAGCTCGTCGAAGTAGATGGCGGTGAACGCCGACGACATGTACTGCTCGTAGTCGTGCGGGTCCTTGCAGTGGCCGAACTGGTATTTCAGTCCGCTGCTGAAGGTCCAAGTCGTCTCGCTCTCGCTCCACACCGCGCCCGAGTCGACGGCTTTGAACATTCGGTGGCTGAGCGCGATGGTCTGCTTCAGCATCTTGACCGTGCGGCGCAGATGCAAAGCCCAGCCTGAAGAAGCGCCCCAGATGAGCGGATAGGCGTGGTTCGGGTCGGTGCAGCGTTCGTGCTCGACGGCGACCTGATCCATGATGTCCATGGTCAGACACAGCGTTTTGCCGGGGCCTGCGCTACCGGCGCCGAGCACCTCATCGATGCCTTGCCGCACGGTGTCGTGGTAGCGCTGCTGCCACTCCGATGGCTGATAGATGATATCGCTCATCCTGGCCCCATGAAGCTGAACGGCTCGAATTCGAGATGAAACATGCTCGCCCAGCCATCCCATTCAATGATGCCGTCGAGACCGACGCAGCCGACGGCGAACAAGGGCACTCCGCGTCCCTTGCGAACTTCGGCCACGCGCACGTATGTGCCGGCGCCAGATCGGAACGATCTGTCCCTGTAGCGCCAGACGCTGCCCACTTCTGGAAGAGCGCTCATGGCGTGGTCGAGTCCTTGAGAACGCCTGCCTTATCGAGTGCTGTGAGCAGCAGGGTCAGCACGGCGGCGGTCGCGCCGCTGCGTGAGCCGGTAACTACGGGGGGCTCGACGGGCGCGAGCTTTTCGACCAAATCGCCGGTCTGCTGCAAATACGGAATCACCTCGCGCTGCAAGGAAGCGAGCAGCGAGTCTTCCTGGAGCGGGCGCGTGGTGAGCCGCTTACGCGACACTCTTGCCTCCCAGGGCGAGCAGGATGGCTTTATATAATTCGCGACGCGGGCCCGTCTTCGCCTTGGGTCCGTCCATCATCCAATCGCGGCGCTGCTTCTCGGTCAGGTCCACCCACAAGCGTTGCGCGATGTCGACCTGCCCGAGCGCGCGGCAGACTTCCTTGTCGGCCACGAACGCGACCATGGCGATTTGGTGCAAGCTAAAGAGCGGCACCTCGTCGACCATCTTTTTCCACTTGTGGAGCTCGGGCGTGGTGTCCTTCGCGAGGGCGCGGTCCCATTTGATGGCGGGCTTACCGTCGCGGGTGACGAGGTAGCCGCGGTCACCCGTCTCGAGATGGAGGTAGTACTCGCGCTTGTTGGGCGGCGGGTCGTTCGCCTCTTCGCTGTTGGGGGCACGCTCGCGCGCGGTCGGAGCTTTCACTCGCTCACCTCGCGTTCTTCGAACTGCGGTATCGCGGCGGCGTTGATAATGACTTTGCCGATATTGAGTGCGGGGGCGGCACCCTTTTCGGCTGCGTTGGCTTTCAGGATGCCGACGGCGATGGCGGCTGCGAGCTTGAGTGCGGCCGGCGCCTCGGAGTTGGTTCTCCACGCGGCCTTGGCGACGCGGTAGGCGCGCTCGGCGTCGAGGGGGCCGAGGTCTTCCTGCATGCGCGCGTAGTTCGGGTCGGTGTCTTTGGTCAGGTCCGGATCGACATCGCGGAAGCGCATAGCGTCGCGCATGACGCCCATGGACTCCTCGAGCAGTTCGTCCCGCAGGCCGATAAGCTTGGCCCGCTGCTCACGCTTTCGTTGGAGCGGGTCCTTTTTCGGGACGAGGACGGGCGGGTCGTCGAAATTCCCGAACGGCACCCGGTCAACGGCCGTCTTCGCCTTGGCTTTCTTCGGCGGATTGGGGGCCACAGACCCCATGGTAGCTTAGTTCGGGGGCTTTGGGCCCCACTTGTTTGACGTGGTATGCTTGACCTGCGTGAAGCCCGTTCGCCCCCTGGCTCAGGCCGCAGGCCCTACCCCCCGCAAGGAGGGGCTCATCAATCACATCGAATTGCGGGAGTTTTTGGGCAATCCGGACAACCGGGCTTGGAAGGCGCTGCTTCGGGCCGCGAACGTGCAGCTCCGCTGGTCGAAATGCTTGCCGGCGGATGGGGGCCAGAACCGCCCCCATCGGTGTGGCCTGAACCGAAATCAGGTGATGCGGGTGCTGCGGGCCCGATACGCGCGGGTTGGCGAATACCGCCTGAAGCGCTGGCGGCTCTAGCGCTTGTCAAACAGTTGTGTTACATGTCGAGGGTGCCGGGACGGCATGGTGCGCGGCGAGATGCCTGCGACGCGGTCTATTTGGGGCCACTTTGAAACACCGCCCCGGCATTTTTCCACATGAAAGTCATTGCCGACCACTACAAGAACATCTTGCCGACCGGTAAGGAGCTGGCTGTTTTGCACGCTATTTCGGAGCTCGAGGAGGAGCTCGGCGTGCCTCCGCACTTGCCCGACGTAGCGGGGCGCTATGGCGTAACCCGCCAGGCGATTCACTATTGGGTGAAGCGTTTGCGGCTCAAAAACCTGGTGGAGCCGGGGCCGGGGGCTGGTCACACGCTGGGCAGCCAGACGCCGCCGATCAAGCTGACGCAGCAGGGCCGCTACTTCATCGCTACTTCGCGGTGAACCCGGTGCCCGCGCAGTGAGCGCACTTGTGCTTCGGCTTCGGCCTGGCCGCGAGGAAGGCGTCGTTGTCCGACTGCTTCGGGTCGAAATGGTCGTGCCTGCAATCGAGCGGCACGACCTTCACCATGTCGTCCGGCTTGGCCTTGTGGAAATTGTGCGAGTCGAGCATGAACCAGAGGTACTGCCCGTCCTCGCTCCAGCTCCGGTGCACGATGGGGTTTACGAAGGCCAAGCTCCCGGCGACGGTGCACCAGATACCGAACCGGTACGGCACGATGTCGAGCGCTCGGAGTTCAATCTCGTCGGGGTCAGGCATCGCATCCAAGCTAGCACAGCCGTCAATCGGATGCTTGACAGGAATAGTGTGGGGGCGCAGGCTCGAACCGCTTGGCCGTGGTCTACCCGCTGCGGCCGGGCCACGCGCCTCGGGTGGACCACGCATCCGCCGCGGGGCGCACTTCACCCATCGTGTGCTCCGGTGATGGAGCGCAGGAAGCATGCCAGGTGATAGGGCGCATCGGGGGAGGGGTTTCCGATCCCTTCGAAGCCGAGGAAGGGCAGCACGACGCCCTGGTCACCTTCGGCTATTGGCTGAGCGCAGGAGCCGAAGCAGATAGCGCCGACCGGCGTCGGGACGTGCTCCCCCTCGCAGACGTGAGCGCCCCAAGACTCTCCGAACCACTGCATCCTACGTGCCCTCCGCCAGCATTCGCCTGGCCTCGCCCTGGATGCGCTCGACCTCCGCCACGTACATCCCGACCTCACGGGTGCTGTACCCGTGCCCGCTGTCCGAGCTCGTCTCGCGCAGCGGCGCCTCAAGTTCGAGCAGTTGCTCCAGTAGCCCCCTCACCTCGGCCTGGTCCATCAGGCTATTCCACCAGCGATTCGGCGAACGCCATGAGCTCGTCGTGGATGCCCGTCATCATGGCCATGTCGCCCTCGGTGATGCCGGGACCCGGCTCGAGACGCAGCAGAACCCCGGCGAGCAGGAAGGACGCGCCCGCGTAGAAGGCCTTCCTGGTCTCGCTGACCTGAACCGCCGATGCGTTCGGAGGCACGACCTTTTGCCGATACGTATCCCAGCCCGTCTCGATGTGCCCCTTCGCCATGAGCGAGAGGGTAACATGTCAACCGTTCCCTTGACAGCCTTTGGGCATAGGAAAAATTACCCGGTGGGGTGCCCCCCCGTCCTAGCCTGCCCCGCCTCCCCCTGGGGTGGGGGTCGCGCGGTCTCGCGATGCGTGGGCCGAAGCCCCCAACTGGGGGCATCAGACCCCGCAAGACTGGGGGCCATCAACCCCAACTGGGGGCGGTGGACCTCGGATGGGGGCAGTAGACCCTACCCCTATCCCGGGATCGCAACCAAACCGGCCAGCTTGCCCATGTTCCCATGGTTACGTCAAGCAATACTTGGACGATTAGGAACGGGTGTAAAGCTGCGGAGTGGGGCGCCTTCCCAACCCCGTCAAGCGCCTGGGTCAATTCTGACCCACCCGGTCGGCCTTCTGCCCGGTTTGCAGGCGTTCCCCTGATTGCGCAGCAGTGCTGCCCGGAAGCAGGAGAGGCGAGCGCGAGACCAGCGTTCCCCCTTCCGGCCGGCGCTGTCAAGATTGCATGTTTTGGGCCTAGTCGATTGGCCCGCCCGGGTCGCTTTGCCCCAGGCGGGCCGGGTTCCCGAGGTTAGAAGGGGCAGTAAGAGGCCTGCTCTAGGTCCGTGTTATTGGAGGGGGGAGCGGATAGGTCGAGCGCTGGAGGGGGACCGTACAAGTCGAGCGCTAGGCGTTCGGCGTGGTTCGGGTTAGCGAGGCAACGGCCGGACCCTTCCCTGTGTGCGTAGTGGTAGGCGGCACACAGGCATGTGCGGTTCCGGCGGGAGTCCGTTCGCCTGCAACGGGGCCGGCCGGGAGTGCACTTGTGCTTGCCGTGCAATCGGGCCGGGTCGGTGCAAGTGCAGCCACGGATCGGTGCGTTCACTTGGCCCCCGTTTGAGCGCGCAGCGAGCCCTCTAGGCGAACCAAGATCCCACAATTGATGTTGGAACCAAGGATGGTTCCGTTTTCCCAGCGCCCGACGCCTAGGAGCGCCCCTAGTGCACAGCGCCCCTCCGTCGGTTTGCGGTAGACGCTCACACTGCCATCGGAGCGAAGGAAGGCCACAAAGCTAGAGTCTTCGGCCATGACGCTATTGAGCGCCACTGCAACGGCTTGAAGGCCGCTCATGATGCCACCGCTTCAGAGAAGCACTCGATGCGACGGAGGTTCATACCCTGGAAAGGGTCCGTTTCCTCAATCGAGATTTGGAGCCAAAGGCGGCTTTCTTCCGCATCCTTCAGCACGACCGCGCACGGGACGCCGCTCCAATTGGTGCGCCACACGAAAAAGCACTCTTTTTTGGTCATTTGGGTTTCTTTCTGCCGGGGCTTTAAGCCGGCCCGCAGTTCTTACTCCCTTGCGCCCCATGCGTCAAACACTTTCTTGACAATAGTGACGTTAGGCACGCATGGGCAAGAATCGACTAACCTGGTTAAAGAAGTGTTTGACTAGGCGAACTAGACGCACTAGAAAGAAGCTCGAAGCCAGCGCACGAAAGAAACCCCAAAACATGAAACGCCCCTCGTTACTCCTCTCCCTTGCCCTCTTAGCGCTTCCCAGCGTTGCCAGCGCGCAAGCGTACGAAGCGCCCGAGGCCTACTGCCATGATGCCGCTGAAGCGGCCTATCAGCTTGCCGTTGCGCGTGGTGACGGCTTGCCGGATGCCACCTATAACCGGGTGTCGGCCAATTGCGACTACCAGGCGTATCGCGCGCATTTGGTCGCGTCGCACACAGTCTCGCTAAACGAGCTGATTGCGTTCGATCATGACGGCGAGTCCTGGCTACTCGAAGGGGTCGAAACCCCTAGCGAGCACGAAATGGATAGGCAGGACGCAATGCGCACGCTTTGCCCCGAGGTCGCGGCCGCGGTGGTTTGTTCCGCGCTTTGATTCTGCCAGCGCGCATCGCCTAGGCCTTGCGCGCTAGCGGGCTCTAAAGCCGCCCGAGAAAAGAAAACCCAAATGCAAATGCAAGTGTCGACCTCATTCGTTCAAGACCAACGCCATGCCAGCAAGTCAGCGCGCTTCGTCCCGGTTCAGCCGAGCCAAATCGCGACGGTGCTAGCCGACCACGGCTTGTTCCTGAACCATCTAAAAACGAGCACGGCCCGCAGCATCGAGCGTGCGCATCACCAGACCTCGATTGCGCGCTACGTGGCGCGCGATTCGGCCGATATCGTGCAAGCCCTGGGACGTGAGAGCACGCTGGATTTGCTGGTCAAGGCTCCACACTTGACGGGCGCAATCGAGCTTCGCCTCGGGTTCTTTCGCGGTGTGTGTGCCAATCAGTGGAACGCCGGCCGCTTGGTTGGTTCGGTCAAGATCCCACACACCGGCAATTGCCTCGAAGTGCTGAACCAAGCCCTTCCGGCATTGGTCGGCCGTCGAAATGAGCTCATTAGCCAAATCGGCGCAATGAGCGATCGCATGCTCGAAGCGGGAGAGATTGCCGGCCTAGCGCAAGCGGTCGCACAAATCCGGCTCGGCGCGACTGAGGAAGGTTATACGCGCGACGTTCGATTTGACGACTTGCTGCGCTTGCGCCGTCGGGAAGATGCGCCCGCCAATCTGTTTACCGTGGCAAACGTCTTGCAAGAAAACGCATTGCGATTCGGCATGCGATACGACCTGCGCGCAAACGAGGGGGGGCAGGTCCGCCACATGCATACGCGGCCGGTCATTGAAACGACCGGTTCGGCCGTTGCCATGACTGGTTCGGTTTGGGAAGCGGCCGCTGCCCTGCTTCGCAAGTAGGCAACGGTTCCCACACTGCGCAGCAGCCCGCGAGACTGCTGCGCAGCAGTGGGCACCGATGCCCCCAACAAAGGCCCCGAACCATGAAACGCTACTCCGTGCGCTATGTGCACAAGATCGCCCCCTCCGACAAAGACACCGGCCCGAGTGTTGAACTAGCCGACGGCGCATTTGCCGGCTCTAAGGAACTAGGCAAGGCGCTACGCAATGCCGGCGTTCTAATGCGCGGGGCGCGTATCGCTACCTTCCGAAGTGAGGCCGATCGGGTTCTCGTGTTCCCGATTGCGCCCGGCCTTACCACCTATTGGCATTGCATCGTTTTGCAGGCACTCCCATGAAGCGCCGCGCACAAGCTCCGACGACTGAACAGTCAGAAGAGAGCCCCCTCTCTTACTGCTTAGATTGCGAGGCATGGCAGCAAGCTGCCCACTATTGCCCGAACGCGCGTGCCGATGCTCGCGCATGGGTCGAGAACGACAACGACGACCACGGCTAACCAAGCCTTCCGCACACTGCGCAGCAAGCCATTGCTGCGCAGTAGCGGGCCGCTTTGCCCGACCTAAAAGGAAACCCCCAAATGTCTATCATTCGGCCGCTTGTCGGCCACACTTCCCCCGAAACGGCTTTCTTGATTGCTGACTATCCCTACGGCCGCAAGCTCCGTTGCCAGCGTCGAGTTTGGATCGAGCACTCGCCAAGCCACGGCTTTCGGTTCGTAGCGCAAACCACGAACCCCAAAAACGGGCGCTGGAACAAGCCGCACAAAAGCACCTATTCCGAGATCGCAATGGGCCTCTATCTCGACGAGCAAGACCACGTTCAGAGCATGGCCGTCACGCCGAATTCCAACGACGCGCACGCTCTAGCCTTTGCGCGCGCGTTCGGCCGGAGCGCTGAAGGCGCTGGCATCCTTCGAGTGTTCGCGGTCAAAAAGGCTCGCTACCTCGAACAGCTTGCGAGCGGCGAAGCGTACTTTACGATCAACGGCAAGCGCGACGAAGTGTCGCCCGCTGAAGCTGAACGCTATCGGAAAGAATCGACGCAATGGCTCGAAGTAGCGGAGCTTCTAAACCCGGAACGCCTGGGGGAATCATGAGCGCGACCACCCCGAAGACCCCGAAGACCCCGCAAGCGCCTCACAGTGTCGCCGACCAATGGCGCGAGGTTCAGGAAGCCCAGCGCAAACGCGACCGATTGCTGGCCGAACTGAACGCCGCAATCACGCGCTATGGCTCGGCCGAAGCTGAACTAGGCCTCGCTACGAACCGCTTCGACCGAATGATGGCGGTACCCGGCGAGCCGGCACCCGCAGTGCTGAAGCCGTAGAACTATCCGCACACTGCCCGCGCACCTTGACCGGTCGCGGGCAGTAGCGGGCAGCACTGCCCGACCCGACCCAAAAGGAAACCCAAGTGAAAAAAGCACTGATTACCATCGCTCTGTTTGTCCCGTCCCTTGCCATTGCAGCCGACCCGGCAAAGCCCACGAAAGCGCACGCTTGCGCGAACTACACGGTCGCCACGACAACCGACGGCGCAACGATCGGCGTGTGCGGCGCGAGTAAGCCGGGCGGCAAAGTGACCTATCTGCGCAGCTATCAAATCGTGCGGCTCGTGGACCCCGCGACCGATACCGAAACGACTCTGATGGTGGGCTTCCAATAAGAAGCGCCGCGCCGTTCAGCCGCCATGCCGCAAGGCCTGGCGGCTTGCTGCGTTGAGGGCCCAGAAATAGGACACGCCCCGAGCCGGTGAAGGGTCGGGGCGTGGGGACAGGGGGGGGACACTGTCCACACGGGAGGCTATAGCAAACGCCTGAATAGCGAAACGGGGGCCGAGTCCGAAGCTCGCTATTGCAATCCGCCCCACACTGCTCCGCTAATTCGCCTCAGAATGCGACATCTGGACTTGTACACACTGGATTAGTTTAGTAATCCAGTGTGTAGGGACCCACCAGGGAGCAGGGTAAAAACGATGATGACCGCGGAAAGTCAAGGGGACACGGAGCTAACCAGCCAACAAAAGTATCACCGACTTCGCCCCAAAGCGATCGTCGAGGTGAGGCTACTCTCTCACGCAGGCGCCGACGAGAAATGGTTTCGCGCCAAGATTAAAGACACCAACAAAGAAGGCGCCTACTGTCAAATCATTGACGGCCCGCACACTCGCTTCTGGCATTGGCGCGAAATCCGGCCATGCGCAGCGACGACGGGGCTTGGCGCCATCTCAGTGACGCTTGGCGAGGTCGCGCAGACGCACCTCAAGCCGGTCGCCGAGCTACCCCGTCGAGAGCCAATGCCGGCCCCTCCTGCGCTGCACGCGGCACTCGTGCCCGTTGCTCCACCGAGCCCGCCGGCCTCGCTCGTGAGGCTCACACGGCCCGAGCAACCCGAGCAACAGCAGCAAGCGCAACCGCCTGAGCTCACAGCGGGCGAGATGGTAAGGCAAGCGCGCCTAGCTGCGGGTCTCACGCAGGAGCAGGCGGCGAGCAAACTCTCGAAGCTGATGAACGACCCGGCGTTTACGAATAAGCGCCTCAGCTCACTAGAGACCGGCTTCCGCGCGCCGACCGAGACAGAGCAGATAGCCCTCATTGAAGGGCTTGGGATAGACCTTGCCCAGCTGCTAGCCGCGTGTGAGCGAGACGCGACTCGAAGAGACAGAGAGGCAAGGAACAAGCGCTCGCGCGAATCGGCGCAACGTCGGCGCGAAGAAAAGGCACAACTTGCTGGCCGTGAGATCGCTCATCGCAGCTCGGTATACCGGCCGCGTGAGGTCGCCCCGATCGTACCTCCTCCGACGCGAGAATCGAGGCGCGCGCCGGCAGCATGGAGGCGCGCGTCGCCATCGGCGCAGACACTAGAGGACCTGATTGACGCACTGATCGCAATCGTGCCCATGCCGCTCGACGCTGCTGAGCGGAAGGACTGGTTCCGCTGCGCGCGTGAGTTGTTCGCGCTTTCGAGGGAGTCATGATGACGAATCGGACGTTGCCCGCAAAGCGGAGCAATGTGAAAATGGACGCGACGAGCCCGCTCGGGATTGCCATCCGAACCGCCCGCATATCCAAGCAAATACCGCAACGGGTTATCGCCGAAGCCCTCGCTGACAGGTGTGGGGGCGAGCCGACAAACGTTCGCGTAAGCGGCTTCGAGCTGAGCAAGAAGCTACCTTCCGACGCTGAGCTCATGGTCATCGCTCAGGTGCTAGGGCTTAGCGTCGTCAGCCTGCGCGAGAAACGCGAGGCCAGTCGCGAGCACTACAAAGCCACAACCAAGGTGTTGTACGAAGATCAGCTAGCAAGGGGCAACAAGCAAGTCGGGTCCCGACTGAAGCCACGAGCGGCCCCGGCCCCAGCGCCACCCAAGGCGAAAGCCAAGCTCGCAAGCGTGCCGGCACTCGCCGATCTCGTGGAGCAGATTGACGAGATTGCGCCGATGCCCGCAGACAAGGCCGCCCGCAAGCGCTGGTTTCAGTGCGTGAGCGTGCTGTCACGCATCGGAGCTGCGTCGTGAACATTCAAGACCCGAACGCCTACTCAGTAGAAGAGCGCGACGCCATGCTGCGCGGGATGCGCGCTGCGTCCGATCGGTTCTACGAGAGCGCATTTCGGATCGGGTGCCACCCGTTCATCGAGTTCTGCGGCCTGATGAACGAATACATCAAGATGTGCGAGCAGGCGCACAAGGCCGGCATCGACTTCCCGCACGCTAGCGCACACAGCGGGCTCGCGGTTCCTATGGCGCCGTACGAGGCAGCCTACCTCGGGGAAAAAATCGGGTGTATCTACGGCCCGTCACTACAGGACCCCGCAAACCTCAAAGCATTCATGCGAGCGGCTGGCCTCGCCAAGTTGGAGCCCGAGCCATGACTACCGACCACCGCAACGCCATCATCGGCGCGCGCGCCGATACCTACGCCTACGCCCCCGGGAAAATCCCCGGCACCAGGACACTCGCCTGCGAGAAGTGTGGAGAGCCGACGCTGTTCGCGCCGTCGTCCCTCGCAAGACCCGAGGCGAGCGGCGCGATGTTTATCTGCTTGCCGTGCGCGGCCAATCTCGTCGAGAAGGAGGGGTATCCGAAGTTCGAGGTGGCGCGGATGAACGAGGCTCAGCTCGCTGAGTTGCGGAAGGCAGGGGTTCTCTAATGAGCGGCTGGACGCATCGGGTTTGCTCCGCCTGCTGGGCGAAGGCTAACCCGGACCGCATGCCGGTCCACGTCCTCGACGCGCCCGAGTCCGTTTGCTGCGGATGCGGCAGAATCGCTCCGACCGGTCTCGGTATCTACATCCGAGCCGAGCCAGGTTCGCTCAAGTGCGAGAACCACGGGCCCGAGCATGAGGACAGCGCGCCATGACTGCCGCGGAGCTAGGCGGGGGCAAGTACGATCCCGAGCTGTGCGAGGTGATGGCCTCGTCGCGTGCTGAGGTGGTGGTGCTGATCGTGATTGGGGGCAACCGTGGCAACGGCTTCGCGATGGCGTTAGCCGAGGCTATGCGTCTCAGCAACGTGGTGCCCGAGGTGCCGGCCATCCTGCGCGCAATCGCGGACAGCATCGAAGAGACGCAGGGGGCGAACTAATGGAAAGGCAGGGAAGCGGAGCCGGGTTTCGACAGCTGGTGGCGATCGTGTTCGAGCGCCTAATGGGCATGCCGCCCGCTCGCCCCTACGTGGACGAGATTGCCAAACTAAACGACGCCTGCGCGGCATGGTACGAGGCGCACCCGGGCGTGGTGGTAAAACTCAAGATGCCGGATTGGAGCCGGCCAGGCTGCACCGTGGTGACAGGCAATCTCGACCTAGCCGACCAGGCCGGCTTTTGCCTGGACGACAACGCGCGCGATTTGATTCGCTACGCCGACGAACGGACCGGTCACACGGCCACGCTCCTGATGTTGCAGGTGTGCGTGTTCATCCAGAAGCATGTGACGATAGAGAGGGAGCCGAACTAATGGCACGACTCAAACAGCGTCGACTAGCGACGCACCAGAAGCGCCGACAAGAGCGCGCGCGATGGAACGACGGGCGAGGGCGTCACGACTATTGGTGGCAACGCGGACAGCAACGGCTGTTCGCCACCAAGAGCGAATGGGGGCCGGGCCCGTGGCAAGATGAGCCCGATCGGCTGGAGTGGCGACACGCCTCGAGCCTGCCGTGCCTCATCGTGCGCAATCACATGGGCTCGCTGTGTTGCTACGTCGGGGTGCCGCCCGAGCATCCGCTCTACATGCGCCACTATGACCAGTGCGACCTAGCGGCTCACGGTGGGCTCACGTTCTCCGGCCATTGCAGCGGCCATGTCTGCCACGTGCCCGAGCCAGGCGAGGAGAAGGACATTTGGTGGCTCGGCTTCGACTCACTACCGCGATGTCATGCCTGCGATGCGCTCGCTGCGAGCCGTCCGGCTGTTCGCTTCCTCCGACGAGACGTACAAGTCGATCACCTACGTACAGACCGAGGTCGAGCGCCTTGCTGAGCAAGTCGTGGCAGCGGGGCAGCCGTGACTGAGGAGCAATACATCGCGAAGGTTCCGGAGCTCGCGACATGGAGCCCCGAGGCCCGAGCTCAGTTTGTCCAGGGCATGAACGAGCTGAACGGGATGGCGATTACCGGCCCGCCTGGGCAGGTGATGGACGCCGTCGGTCTGGTCATCATCGACTACGGTGGGCCGGAGGCGAGCTACGTGACGCGCGCTTCCGTTCTCGAGATGGCTGCGGGCGAGGAGGGCTTCCCGGCCGAGGCGCTAGAGCAATTGCAGAAGCCGCCACCGCCTGGGATCCTACACGTGCTGATTGTCGGCGGGCGCACCTTGCGAATGCTGCTCGAGATACCGGGGAAGATGCACCGAGTGACGCAGCTGGGGAGCGAGGCGAACTGATGGACTCGCTCAGCATCTTTACCGTGTACCGAAACCCTCGAGATTACCCGGGGAGCTTCGTGGTGCGCAGGTTCGAGGTGACGGCCGACGGCTGCACGCAACGCGCCCCGCTTCCCTTGGTCGTGACAGACACCCTCGACGAAGCGCGTGCCGCTGTGCACCGTGCGCATCCTGGAGCTGTATGCATGGCTCGGTCTGATGGCGACGAGCCCCAGATTGTGGAGAGCTGGATATGATAGGTTCGCCCCTCGCTCGACTGTGCGCGAACGTGAACACGCTCGGGCCCAGCATGGTGCAGGGTCAGGGTAGCTCTGCACAGTCGGGCGAAGCTTAGATGCGCTCGCTCACCTATTGCTCCTTTGCCAGCGACGACCGCTGCCTAGGCGTCGTCATCCTCGAGGGCGCGTTCGACCCGCTCCAAGCGGCCAGGCGCGCGCATGCCCTAGGGGTGAACCCCGGCGGCGAGCTGCTGGCCGTGCCCTGCAATGACGAAGAGCCCGACGTGCCGCCGGACATGTTCGAGGTGATGGCCGCCAACGTGCACCGCCTCATCCCGGTGGACGAGGCGCGCCGACTGTTCCGGTCGCGTTCGATTCGGGAGTTCGAGGCGAACTAAGCCTACGCCACCCGCGCTTGCCCCCGACGTGCGCGTACGGGCTTGGCAGGTCGAGCGCCACACATATCTTGTGCACAGCTGAGCGCTCAAGCTGAGCAACCAAGGCATGCGAGATACCGAGCCGGCGCGCCACCTCTCGCTGGCTGAGCACACCTGAAGCGCGGGCGCTCATACCGCGACCGCCGCCTCGTAGCTCCGCCGCGTGACGAGCTCGACGGGGGGGAGCGGCACATGCGCGAGCTTGCACCGGGGACAGCCCGAGAGCGGCCGACGATGCCCAAGGTCGGCGCACTCAGGGCAAATCTGACCAGGGGCCAGGGGACCGCACGCCTGGGCACGGCGGGCCGCCTGGAGGGCGCGATGCGCCCGCTTCCGAGCCCGACAACAGACTCGGCAGTGCGGATGGTAGCCGTCCCGCCCGTGGTCGTGCCGGCCGTAGTGCTCGCCCGTCAGCGGCAACACGCGCTTGCAGGTTCGGCACTCGCGCATCGGGCCATCGTGGCGCCACGGCATCACGCACCCCCGTGCCGGCTGCACCAGCCATCGTGCCGCGCAAGCCAGCCAGCGTCGGGCGTGCCGGCGCCGTACGTGCGCGCCAGCGAACGCTTGAACCGGTTGATGTGCGCGATTTTCTCCACCGCCAAGAGCTCGCGGCCGATCGCTATTTCGTATTCGGCCATCCGGCCGTTGAACTCTTCCAAGGCGTAATGGATCGCCGCGTTCTCGCGGTCGGACAGCGCCGACCCGAGCACCCGGCGCCGCACGCCGGACAGGTCGGGTTCGTACTCGGAAGCGTCCCAAACTTCGGCCCTAAACCGGTCATCCATGGTTCGCCCCTGCTTCCGCGCTGTCCGCGAGGGCGAGCAATTCGCGGACCCCGCGGGACCTCGCGAGAGCTGCCCGCGCGTCGTGGTCGGCGTTGCGGTCTTGCGCTTCGTTGCGCGGGTCGGGCCGGTGAGCTCGGGCCGCGCCAAGCGTTGCGGCACCGAACTTCGGCGCGTTCCGCAGCCACGTGCGCAGCGTCGCGGCCGGGTCGGCGTGGGGCTTGGCGAACTCGTGGTCGCGGATTTCCTGGAGCTGCTGGGGCAGGTTCAGCCCGAGCTGCTGGGCTAGCTTCCGGTGCGACTCGTCGGGCTGGAAGTCCACGGGGAACCGCCGCCATTGTGCCGGCTTGGGCTTCCGCGACCGTACGGCCTTGGGGTCGGGGGCGAACGAATCCAAATCCGTTTTTGCGATGTCGGCCCCCTGGGGGGCTAACACCGAAGGTGTTGGGGGATCTCTTTCTGTTAACGGAGTGGAGGAGGAGTGGAGAGGAGAGGGGTGTGTGACTACAGGCGTGACTACAGGCGTGACGGCCAGCGGAGTCACACCGTCCGTCACGCCGTGACTCCCGCGTGACCTAGCCTTCCGTTCGCGCGCCCGTTCACGCGCCGCGAGCACGGCGTCACGCGAGGACGACCAGTCCAGGAAGTCGTGCATCTGCACGTTCGTCGCCCCGTCGTCTTCGAGCAGGCCAACGGAGAAGAGCACCGCCAGGGCAGCTGCCCGCTTCTTGGGATTCGACGGGCCGCGCACCTCGTAGAGCATGTCCCTCGGGATGGCCCCGTCGGTCAGGTGCTGCCCGCAGTAGGCGCGCAAGCCGAGCCAAAGATGCACCGCTTCGCTCCCCCCGAGCTTCACCGCTCGGATGAATTTGGGGTGCTCCAGGATGCCGTCGTCGAGCTCCAGCCAGCTCACTTGAACAGCTCCAATTGCTTCTGGGGTGGCGCCTTCTTCGGCTTGGTCGGGCGAGCCGACTGCCCTCGAGCGAACGGCACAGTTGCGAAGCGGAGCCCCGCCGCGCGTCCCTCGGCGCGCAGCATCGCGAGGTCCACCTCCGCAATCCGCCACTCGGGCAGCGTCCCCCGCTTGGCCTCGATGCCCCCGTGCGCGAGCGCGAACGACCACACCCCGCCACCGTTCGGGTAGCGGAGCCGAGCCCACGGCCGAGGGGTGTCGAACCCGTCAAACTCGCACACCTTCTCTGTCCCACCGAGATGCACGATCGTGATGTTCATTGGTCCCGCTCCCTTTCCTCCACCTCGCCAAACCGCTCCACCAGCAGCGTCACCATCTCGTTCAGCCCCGGGTCACGGGCGCACTGCGCACCCATGCTGCGAACCCCCGCCAGCACCGTCGTATGGTTCTTCCCGAAGGCCCGCCCGAGCTCCGGGTAGCTCAGCCGGGTGCAGCGTCGGGCGACCAGGTAGGCCGCTTGCCGCCCCTCCTTGACCGACTTGCTCCGGTCCTTCCCGAGCAGGTCGGAGGGGTCCAGCCCGAACGCCTCCGCCGTCGCGGCGACGATTCGAGCGACCGGCGTCGGCACCAGCGCGACCCCGTAGCGCTCCGCCATCTCCTGCGGCGTCACAGCTTACCCTCGGCGTAGTCGGCCAGCTCGGCCAGGGCTCGCGAGAGCTCGCGGGCTACCCTGGGCGTGAACCCGAGGTGGAGGTCATGGGCTGTCAGAATCACCGCGCCCGGCCTCGCCTCAAGGGCGATGGCGAGGCCGGCGACGTGGCGGCCAGCGACGACGCGGCCGGCCCGCTGCCGCCGGAAGGGGAGGATGCGAGCGGTCATGCCAACCGCCGGGCCGTGACCCTCTTGACCTCAATCGCGAGTACTTGGGTGACCGGGCGACGGCCGGTAGCGCGGGCGTCGAATACCGTTTCTGCGGCGTACGCGAGCGCCCACGCGGCCGTTGGGAACAGCGTAATTCCCGAGTTCCCCACGGGGAACCCATTCGGGCCTAACCACTTGCGAGTATTGGAGTGTGCAGCGTTTTCGTAAACCGCAGGTCGCGAGTTCGAATCTCGCAATCGGCTCCCTGGTTTTTTCCCTCGATTTGCGATCGGCGCCAACATCAATTGGGAACTCGCTGGGAACTCAGTCTGGTTGGCCGCGAGGGTCAAAGTCTCCTGAAGCTTGCGCGCGTAGCGCTCCGTGACCTTCACGCTGGAGTGCCCGAGCTGCTGACAAACTTCATCGATGGACCACTTGCGCCCCCACCATCCAGCGAGCAGCGATGTCGCGCAGGTGTGCCGCAAATCCTTCCACTGGATGCGCCTCCGAATCTTCGCGTCCTTGACCCAACGGTGCCAGCCCTTGGGGCACTTGCCTTGCCCACGACGGCCGCCCTCGGCAGCGGGCCACACGTACGTTTCGTTGGCGGGCGCCTGCTCGGCAGCCCGGCGCGCGGGCTCCATCAAGGGGATGGTCCGGACCTTCCCGCTCTTGGGTTTCTTGCCGCCGACGCTGCGTCGAACGGTCATCACGCTACCCGTGATGTCCTCGGGCGCGAGCCACCATTGCTCGGCCTGCCGGATGCCGGTCGTCAGCGCGAACACGACGAGCGGGCGATGCGCCTCGGGTACGGCTTTGAGCAAACGCGCCTGCTCGGCTGGGAGCAGGATACCGCGGAGGTCATCCTCGGCGTCGTCGTCGATTTTCTTTATCTTCACGTCGCGGGCTGGGTTCAGCTGGATGATTCCGAGCTCCAGCGCATCGGCGAGCGCGGCGCGCAAAAGGTTGAGCTGGTTCTTGCGCGACTGGCGCTTGCCGGTTCGCCGGTCGCGCCATTCGAGCACGTCCGTCCTGGTAATCGTGGTGAGCGCCAGCTTGCTGAGCTCGTCATTCTCGACGTGGTTCTTCCAGCGGTTGCGCTCCGTTCGGATCCCCCGAACCCCGTTCTTCTCGCGGCGGTCGAGAAAGTCTGGGCCGAACTGTGCGAGCGTCAGCCCTTCGTGGATCACGGCCTTGTTGTGGAGGTGCGTATAGGCGTCTGCGGACGCCTTGGCCTCGGCTTCGGAGACGCCGGAGATCAGGTTCTTGAGCTTGCCGTCGATGCGCGCGCGTGCGCGATACCGGCCTGACCCCTTTGGGTGTTCCTCGACATTCGCCTGTCCAACTTTGCGTCTCATACCGAGACTCCTTGTTTGCGGAGAGTGCGACGTACTTTTGCGATCATGTCTGGGCTCGGGGGTTGCTCGGGGGTTGGTCCGATGGTGCGGCGGCGTGGCCGAGGCTTCGGGGGCTCTTCGTCGATGGCCTCTGCGAGCTGGCGGAGAAGAGACGCGACGCGCGCGGTATTCATGAGGCGCTCCGCGTGCTCGTTGTGCTAGCTTCGGTGTGTCCTGTTCGTGCAGGGCCAGCGTCCCGGTCGTGTTGCAGCGACGCGGGACGTATTTCTTTTAGCACAGTCGGCGCCTTCGCGTAGTCGATCATCTCGAGCAGGAAGTGCCAGGCAATGACGGTCGCCATCATCGCCGCTGCGAGCTGCGCCACCTCGAGCTCGAGGCTCACAGCGCCCTCCTGATTTTCACGAGCAGCGCCATCCGCGCCGCTTCGCCCGAGTAGGGAGCGAGACACCCGCGCCCGCTGAGCACCCGCCACATGCCGACCTCGGGCAGCACCGACCGGAAGCTCCGGCACTCGGCGACCGCCCCCGCTTGAGCGAGCCGCGCCGCCTTGGCTTGCGTGAGCGCATCCTGCGTACCCCACACGTCCGCGTTCAGGCGGTTCTCGTGGAGCTGGTAGGTGCCCCATGCCTTGTGCCGGCGCACGCCGTCGCGGTCCGTGTACGCATCGCCCTCGTGGTCGCGGTACTCGGAGCGCGAGACCGCCGCCGACAGGCCCGACTCCATCACGGCCATGGTGAGCAGCCGCGCCGCGCATTCGCGGTCCTGGTTGCACGCCTGCGCGACGGCGTTGCCAAACTCGACGGGCTCGACTAACTCGACGCCGCGCGCACCGAATCGCGGGACGAGTTGAGCTACCCGCTCAGCCACTCGCGAGTAGTCGGCGCGCGCGACCGAACACAGCGCCATCACCAGCGCGAGCGCTGCGAGGAAGGCGAGGGTCACCCACCCGACGCGGTTCGCCGGGCTCACGCGGCACCCCGCCTGCGGGGCGTCTTGGGCTCCACCGGGGTCCCGAAGTCCGGCTCCGGGCCAATGCCGAAGGCCAGCCATTCGGAGCGCACCCCGAGGGCTTGCGCCAGCTTCTCGACCGTCGGGAGCGTCGGGTTATTGATGACCGCCCCGTAGATTTCGCCCGAGCGCTCCAGCATCGAAACGTAGCTGTTGGAGAGCCCCGCCCGCGCGGCGAGCTCCTTTTGGATCCACCCCCGCCTGGTCCGCATCAACCTCACTCGATCCGCCAAGGTCATGGATTAGCGAACTAGCATACCCCGTTCGGCTAATCTAGTAGGTGATTGTGGTGGGATTACTCGACTAACCCTGCTAGGGTCCAGGCGTGTCGGAGAGCATCGCGGACCGAATCCGCCGTCTGGTGAGAGAAGCCGTCGTCGCGGGCAAGTTTCGGTCGTCGAATCACTTCTGGTCGCCGGAAGGCTGCGGGCTCTCCAAGGACTACCTGGGCAACCTCCGGTCGCGCCTAAAAACCGACCCGGACGCCACGGTGACGTTCGAGAGCGCCGACAAGATTGCTCGGGCCCTGGGGCTACCGGTGAGCGCCGTTACCGGCAGGGACGACAGTCACGCCCCCGTCGATGATCGCTACCCGAACCGGGCCAGGGCCGTTAGTGCGGCTCGAGACCTCCAGCTGCCCGAGGCGGCGATTGCCGCCGTCCAGGCCGAGGACCACGGCTTCGACATGCCCCGGCTGTCCTGGTTTCTGCGGATCCAGGCTGAGGCGGTGCGCCTCGCCCCAGCCGCCAACAGCTGACGCTTCCGCGGCGAGCTCACGCGCTGTAGCGATCGCGCGCTGGAATACCGCCTCGTCGCCCCTGACCGTGCGCCACCGCTCAGTCACTCCCCCGACGCCCCGTCGAAACAGTGTGAGGCGCCCTCCGCTGATAGCTCCCAACATGAGACAATCTCGTCACACCTAATAGGGGGTGTCTACGCACATTCGGCGCACACGCGATAATTTCTACTTGCATTAATGCAACGGTTCGGCGTGGGAGGAAAAGCGCGTGAGGGGTTGATTAGTTTCCTAATCTAGCTTAGGCTCCTGGGGATGAACTACGCCCCAGCGTGCGTGACCCCCGCCGAGTGCATCGCTTGCGGGCGTGAGCTCGGCGAAGACGCCGCCGACCCCGCATCCACGGCCTGCAACGACTGCTTCGCCGAGTCGGAGCGCAAGGCCCACGAGGCAATCCTCCGCGACTACCGCTGGGCGGCTCGCGATTGGCTCCGCTGCGACGGCTGCAAGGGCACCGGGGAGCGCCGCGACCAGCACTGCTACTGCCGCCTGGGGCAAGCCAAGCACGCCGCCGAGGCCAAGCGCTTCGAGTTCGTCAAGGGGCTGCCGGCGCTGGCCGTGACGTCGGCGCGCGCGCTGCGCGAAAACGAGATCGACCCGCAGCAGAGGATTGCGCAATGAACGCGCGCCTCCAAGCCCCCCCGACTGCCGCCGAACACCGCGCGGCCGCCGCCGAGCTTCTGGGTCGCGCACGGATCCAAGTCGGCAGCTGCACCTATTGGGCCGAGCAGGGCGACTGCCCCCGGCAGCTCTTTACCGCGCTTCAGGTCCTCGCCGCTCAAATCGAGACGGCCCGCCGCGCGCTGCTGGACGCCGAGTACATGCGTCCCGAACCCTGATTGTAAAAAACTTGTTTGACGTGTTGAAGCCGCGACACATAATGGAGGTCAAGATGTTCAATTCGATGCCTTGGGACGAAGGCCGCGATACCGGTGACGATGAGCTCGCCGACGAGCTCGCCGAGATGGAAGCCGAGGAGCAGGAGTGGCTGGCGTGGGTTGACGCGCTCGCTCGCGGGGAAAGCGACTTCGCTGTTCCCGTCGGGCCGCGTCCGGGCCTCGCGAAGGCTCACTGCCGCCATGGCGCCTACGAGTTCGTTCTCGACGGCCAAACCCGCCACGCCGTCTGCTGCACGTGCGGCCACACGTGGCTCATCGCGCTCGGCGCGGGCGACACCGATTACCTACCCGCCGACCTTCCTGGGGTCGCGCACCGCTGAAAGAAACGCCAATGACCCAAAATAACGACACGTACTTGGAACGACAATTAGCCGCTAGCTTGCAAGAGCGCGCGACGGGCCGCGTGCTCGCGGTCGTGCCGCGCGCTGAGCTCAGTGCCGCCAACGACGCGGGCCCGCTCCGCTTCAGCCCCGAGCAGGAGCGCATGATTCGCGACACGTGCGCGATCGGCGCGACTGCTGAGGAGTGCTCGGTGCTGCTCGAAATCGCAAGGGCTCGCCGGCTGAACCCGTTGCTCCGTCAGATCCATTTCGTCAAGCGCTGGGACAACAAGCAGAACCGCCATGTCTGGTCAGCCCAAATCTCGATCGATGGCATGCGCGCTGTGGCTCAACGCACGGGCCGCTACAACGGGCAAGACGAGCCCGAGTTCGGGCCGAAGAATCAGCGCGGGTTTCCCGAATGGGCCAAGGTCCGCGTCTACCGCAAGGACTGGGACCGCCCCGCGGTCGGGGTCGCGTATTGGGCGGAGTACGTGCAGACCTCGCAAGGAGGGCAGCCCACGAAATTCTGGGCCGATATGCCTTTCAACCAATTGGCGAAATGCGCCGAGTCGCAAGCGCTCCGCAAAGCCTTCCCCGAGGATTGCGGCGGTCTCTACACGGACACCGAGATGGAGCAATCCACGCACCCGAGCGTGCACGACGCGCGCGAGGAGCCGCGTCGCGAGGCCATCACGGTCCACGGCAAAGATAGCGATGAGCCGCCGCTCGTCGACCCGCAGGCTGCCACGGAGGGGTTCAATGCGCTCCGTGAGTCGCTGGCCATGGTCGAAAATTCGCTGCCTGGCTGCCGCGACTATGAGGGCGTGCTCATTCTGCGCGACCTGCTCGGTAGTGTCGCCCGGCCGTCCCAGCTCACGCGCGACATTCAGGCGGCACGCGAGCGTGGGATGCTGACTCCGAGCATGCACGCCGAGCTCAGCAAGACCTGGATGCGCTGCAACCGTCAGCTGACCAAGCTCGAGAAGGACCTACCCCCGCCCGACGCCGCCGACTCATTCCGCGACGATGGTGACGATTGGAACGAGCTAACGCCCGTCAGTCAGGCATGCAAAGTCTAGCCGACCAGGCCCCGCGCTTCTGCGGGAAGTGCGGGGCCGAACAGGAGCGACACATCAAGATTGGGCCTGGCCACTACCGAGCGGTAGGATGGGGCATGGACGCTGTCTGCCCCGGTTGCGGTAAGCCTTTTGATTCGCCCGACCAAGACCCGCGCTGCTCTTCCTGCGCGGAGGCTGGCATGCTGGAAGAGCCCCCGCCGCCCGGTGCGCCCAATTGCCCGCGCTGCGCGCGCCTGCTGCTGATGGTCTGCCGCCTGAACTACGAGCTCGGTAAAGCCCAAGGTGAGCTCGAGGGCCTGCGTGCCCTCACGGACTCGCTCCCGCCTCGCCGCTAGTGTCCGTGGCTATCGGGCAATCGACCGAGACAGCGGCGACCGTGCACCCGAACAGCAGCGCGAGGGCGAGCCCAATCGTGAACGCGCAGCCTGCGATTAGCGCGTAGTCGGAGGCAGTCATGTCTGTACGGAGCCCCAGTAGGTGTTCGCTTGTGCGTCGATCTCGAGCATCTGAGGGGCCGTCAGCGCGTTGAGGCTTGTAACCAGCAATGCGAGCTGCACGGTTGCCGAGTTGCCACCCGCGCCATCGATCGCGCCGATAAAACCGCCCGTTGAAGGTGGCCCGGAGTTGAGGTTGACGCCCGTGACG